TTTTATTACATATTTCTTCTCTTTCTTTTTGGTATTTTTCACTTAATTTAATCCTCATTATATAAAATTAAGTAAGATGTTTTTATTACATTTTTGTCTCATTTTTCTTTCCGGTCGGTGTAACATCTGTAATAGGATCTGAATTTGCTTTCGATAATTGTAGTTTCTTTTCTGCTATTTTACTTTCAAAAAATAATTTGATTTTCCCTTCTAAATAAGCGACTTTTTCTTTTAACATAGTATTTTCATTTAATAATTTTTGAATGACATTATGATTATATTGTAATTGTTGTTGTTGTTGTTGTATTTGTTGTTGCTGTTGTTGTTGATTCATTGATGCTCTTTTTTTTGTTATTTCTTCCATTTGTTTTAAAACGTCAGGCTTGTTTTCAGGTTTTCCAGGATCATAGTTATTTAACAACTCGTCAATATCTTCTAAAAAAAACTGCTTTACAAAATCTTCTTTTACAAAATCATTAACAACCTTTTCACTTTCTTTTACAAATTGATTAGGTGCTTGGTTTAACAATATTTTTTTATCAAAAGAATTATGGACATGTGAAAAAACCAAAATAGTTTTCATTGGATCCAATTGAACAAATGGAACAGTATAATCTTTTAAAAAAGCTTTTTCTTCAGCTAATGACGCTTGTTCATCATATTTAGACATATTTAACAACTTGCGATGAAATGCAAATGTTGCTGCCGTTGCGTGATTTGGTCCATAGGGTCCAAATTGATACATTTTTTGTATATGTTTAAAAAAAATATACATTTCACTTGACCCAGCACATAATGCATGAGGATTTTTTATTAGTGTTTCTACAGCATGACTTACTCTTTCTGGTGGATAATAATCATCATCATCCATATATACCAATATATCACCTTTTGATTTTTCATGCATCAAATTTCTTTTTTTTCCCAACGTCATTTTTGTGTCATATGAAAAATATTTTATTTGAGGTACTTCTGTCAACATATCCCCTATCTTATCAGTTCCATCGTCGATAATAATCCATTCCATTCTATCTTTTGGATATGTTTGATGTTTAAAACATTTGATTATAATTGGAATAAAAGGCCGTCTATTAAATGTGGGAGTACATATACTGACAAATGGTAATTTTCTGGTTGATGATGTTTCTATCTGTTGTGGTATAGAGTTTTTCTTTTTATCAGTTTTTTTTTGCTTTCCCATTGTGATTCAATTAAATAAATATACATAAATACATTTATATTATTTAACACATATAATGTATTTACATAGGCATAACCGAGATAGTAAAATTTCTACGTATTTTATTATTAAGTGCTTGCATTTTTTCTATTAAATTACCCGATTGATATCCATCATCAAATATTTTTTTACCACCTGATTGAACTTGTTGTTGTTGTTGTTGTTGTTGTTGTTGTTGTTGTTGTTCCGGATATGGAAGTGAATTTCTTTGAACTTCATTTACATGATTATCAAATGTTTTTATTCTATCAATTTGATTTGCAATATTAATTGCTAAATCGCCACTTGTTACAGCACCTGTAATAGCCCATAATACAGTAGATGAAAGTTTGAATTGTGTGCGTTTTTCTGCTTGAATATAATTATATGGTTCTGTGTCTTTTGTGCCAAAATCATTTACATTTGTAATTGGAATGTTCATTAATACTATTAAAACAATGATAACTGCAACAATTGCAGCGTTTCTTTCTGTGTTTCCTAAATAAGCTTTAGCTGCAATTATTACATAAATAGACATAATTATGAATATAGGTGTTATCATGTAACGCATTTTATTAACATACAATGTTAAAAATGAATAACTTTCTCCTGTTTTATTACCTTCTGAAATTTTGGCTACAATGAAGCAGATAGATAATATAACGTATATTGTTATAATAGGAAAAACAAACATATTTCCCACTATTAAAAATGGAAGAAAACAATTCACTAAAAAAACGGTTTCAATAAATGTAGCGATCCATGTAAGTGGCATAGAAAACAATGTTATATACACCCAATTTTGAATAAAATTGGGTTTTGATAATTGTTCTCCATCTTCTACTACAACTCGTGGTTTATTCAATTTCCAAATCCATGCAAAAATACCAGCAAAAAATATATATATGAAAACTATATTAGATATCAAGATATTAACTACAAACGTAAATAGTATTAAGTAACTTCCAAATAATACCAAAACCCATTCATAAAAAGTATTGAAAAATGAAAAAAAGATATTAATCATTGAAAAATTCATGCAAAATAAATTTTCAAATAGGTAAATAAAATACATGGTTGTTCCTGAAATGGTAGGTGATTCATTTATTTCACGTAATTTATTAAGTATAGAAAATTGACTATTTATTTGCTTACTATCGTTCGCCGATTTGTCTGGTATGTATAAATATTGAAAAAATAATTTTGTACTATAATCATCACCGTTTAATTTAAAAAAATTGACTTGTGTTATTATAGGATCTATGATTGGTGGTAAATCTGTATAAGGAGCTCCACGAAAATCAGTAGGTAATATATTTGTCTGTGCGACTTTACACATCCATAATGCATATACTCCTAAAAATGATTGAATTAATACAGCTAATACTTTTAATCCGACATATTTAAAAAATTCTCCATATAATTGTGAAGTTGTAGTAGCAGTTGATTTTGGTGGCTTACCAAAAAGAGAAATACGATTTAAAAATGTGGTTATTTTTAGCATCATGCTATTAAATGCTGCTTTATTTGATGCGGATGCATTTGTTGCCATTTTATTAAAATTTAAACTAGATAATGCCCAGCTCATTAAATCTTTAAAAATTACTCCAAAAAAACAGGCAATAATGCAAATAATAATAAAAACATATGTAGCTAAAACAATTATTAATGCAACAAAACCACTTCCCATTTATTTGTTAATATTTATATTTGATATGTGATATATGTATAATATACTATAATAATATTATTCTCTATTTTAACAATAATTCGAAAAAATATACAATATTTTGGTATATAAATATACATGACAAAAAATAAACAATCAGGTAACTATTATAATTTTTTGTTGTTTTTATTGTGTTTTTTTTTATTGTTTTTGTTATTTAGATGGTTACAGTTTTTGTTAAACAAAAATTATCTACAACCTGGAACCTATTTAGAAACCTTTACACCCGCTGATAATATATATATAACTAATCCAAATAACATCATCAATGACACTACTTATATCAACAATTATATTGTTCCATATCATCCGAGTAAAATAAATAAACTTCATAGTAATGCTATTAACATGCCTCCTTTTTCAAAATACACATGTAGTAATTGGTGTGGTTCTCGATCGCAATGTTTATTATCGCGTGAACAATGTTTTTCAGATGTAGACTGCAAAGGGTGTAAAGATTTAACAGCATTAAATAATTTTTATTACGATTCTACTAGTGACATAGGACAAAGTTATATGAATACATCTGCAAAAGACATACCAAAAGGAGCACCTGAAGACATTTTGTGTAGTGTTCAAAAGTGCAATAATAGTTTTGCAACCGTTGACAAACGTGATTAATTGGCATATAATATACCACAATTACCACTGATAAATCGAATAACGTTTAATCTTTCTTCAAAATAATATAAATTAAAATTATAATCATATATTCGCCATGTTGGTTTGTTTATACCTACAATATTACCAGTTGTAGGATCACAAATAGTTAAAACTTGTGCTAAAGGATCTAATTGAGGAATTATTGTGACAAATTCTAATTCTATTTTGTTAAATTTAGACATATTAATTGCACCAGATGGTTGCAATACAAAAGGGGATGTATTTAAACAATAATTATAACAATATAATCCATCTGGAGCATTTCCTGGTGTTCTAGTATATTTTTCAATATAGTTATATACACCGGCAGGTTGCATGTTCTCTCTATATTCACCATCAAAAAGAATTCCCATGGTTAGTAATATTTCTTTTGTATTTTGAGAATTATAATCCCCTGTAATCATCCAACCTGTTAATTTACCATCTGGATTTACACCTGGGCCGATTAATACTGGTATTTTTTGTCCGTTTGAATCTAATTGAAAAACAGGATAAAAACCATTGGTTGGTGCTTGAATTAAATCATATGGTAAATAATTGTAAGGCCAGTTACTGTAGTTACTCCATTCATTTCTTAAATTAACGTCACTTCGTTGAAAATAAAACATTTGACTAGCTACCATACCCAATGAGTTTAATTCTACTTTATTCGGACCAGTAACATTGTAAAAAATAGATTCAAACACTTGCTTTATCAAATAAGTTTGCTCATTTAAAGCAAAAATACGCGACTCGTCATTTGATAAAAATCCATAAGTGCATATTAAATGAATGTCCGCATTCCACTGTGTTCTGGTATCTATATAGGACGAAATACCAATATCAACGTCTGGTGGAGGTTGTAAAAATCGATATAATTGCATATAATAATAATTAAAATTGGGTGATACGTACGGGAAATTATTGACTTGATCTAAAACATCACGAATTTGAAACATTTCACTGATTGGACGAAACGTTATATTGATATGTAATTCATTGTATTGCAATGCGACCAATGGAAACGACATTTGATTATTTAAACTAAACCATGAATTAATAGGTACATATAGTATCGTACCACGAATGGATGGTTCCGCACCAGCAGGGTTGTCTGTATAATATGCATTTGGATATGAATTGACACGCGACCCAGAATTTGCTGGGTCATTCAATTCGGGAATATTTCCTATCATTTTATCGAATAATTTTTTTTTGTCGTCAGGAAAATCACGTTGAACCATTGCTAATAAATAAGAACCAGAGTATTCTTGTAGTATTTGATTTCCACATGTAATTGATATTTTGCTTATCATTAATGCACCTAAATTTTGAATCCAACGAAATTCATAAGGTGCCCAACCGCTATATCCTGTAGTACCAGTAATATTCGACAACAGCGTATTATCGAGTGGTGGGAAAATTGGACTCCAAATATTAGGTAATGTAATAGAAACATAGGAGTCCATCAATAAATCGCCATATCTAGGTATTTTAAACGTAAAATAGGATTCTTCGTTTAAACGCAATGTTTTTGTACCGTCAAAATCAACTCTGAATTTTTGTAAGCCGAAATTGGTATATTTAGCATATGTTGTTTTAAAAAATGTTTTGGAAGGATTACCATTTAGAATAATATTTTGTTGTCCTTCAGAAACTAAATTCATTAAACCACCTGCCATGATATTAATATAATAGGTTTAGTTTTAGTTATATTGGTGTGTTATATACTATTTGATTATATTTAATTGTTTATTGTATAAATGATATTTATATAAATTAATAAAATTATTATATATTATATAATAATATATTTACCTTATTAATTTATATAAATATCATTTATACCAGATATCATTATAATAATAAATACATAATAAATATAAAATCAAGATATTATCAAAAATGAATAAACTTAAAGAATATGCGAAAAACGCACAACAAAAAATGATTAATTTATCTAAACAAATCATGTCAGATAGATCTAGCTTAGGAACAACATTAATATGGATAGTAATTATATTGTTATTAATTACATTTATAACGTATGTTCATAATATAAATAACAGTTTGCAGTATAAACGATGTGGTACATCTTGTACACAAGATAATACGAATTGCAATTTGGCAACAATATATAATAGAAACACTGAGTTTGCATCAAAAATAACACCCATAAATGCAAATTCACCACAATGTATGGGAATGATAAGAGATTATTATATTCTTACAGCATTTAATTGTTGTTCAGGAGGTAATTATAAAAACGATTATGTTGGGTTATGTAATTTGATTGCAGTAATAAGTCAAGGGGTTCGTTGTTTGGATTTTGAAATTTATTCTCTCAACAATCAACCTATAGTAGGAATTTCTTCTATTCCTTTGTATCCGGCATGTTACAAAGAATCGTATAATAGTATTCCTTTTGGTGATGTAATGACGACAATACAAAGTTATGCTTATTCGAATTCAACATGTCCAAATCCAACTGATCCCATTATTATGCATCTACGAATTAAAAGTACAAATTGCACAATGATGAATAATTTAGCTAATATATTTGAACAATATGACACTTTATTATTAGGACCGGCTTTTAGTTATGAATTTAATGGAAACAATTTGGGTGCGTTGCCACTCCTTCTTTTTTCGGGTGTAAGTACTCCATCTAAACAAGGTAAAATTATTATTATCGTTGATCAAATGAGCAATTCTATTATAACAGCAATTATGAATTCAAAATTATGGGAATATGTAAATATGGTAAGTGGATCTACATTTATGCAAATTGTTACTAACAGCACATTAGAGTCAGAATCAGATTTAAATGATTTTATTCAATACAATATGATTAATATGACCATGGTGATTCCTGATAGTGGAGGCAATCCATCCAATCCAAATTTTTTATTGTCTCAATTATCAGGTTGTCAAATGTGTGCAATGCGTTGGCAACTACCCGATATTAATTTACAACTATGTACTACATCATGCATTTCAACGTCAATAGATCCTTCTACCAATACAAATCCAAGTGGTATCAACACATGTTTTAATCAAGTGGGTTTTGCTTTTGTATTAAAACCATCCAATTTACGTTATTCCCCAACTACTTTTGATATTTCCGCAGCAGATGCATCGTTATCCTATTCTCCAATTGCTCATACTGTACAACTAGGAACACAAACTTATACATATTACAATTAGATGTTATTGTATAACTTTTTGTTGATGAATTATTTGTCTATCTATCGTGAAAATTTAATATTGATATAATATAATTATACTATATCAATATTTTGATTCACCTATAAAATATACATACAAAATGAGTAAAAAAAAAACGACAATAAAATGCGATAAAAATATTAGTTTTGTAGATTGTGAAATGAGTATACTACGTTTAGCGGTCGATAAAGCAGAAGAAAATATAGGAAAACGTGTTGTTTCTTCCCCTGAAATAAAATCCATGATTGAAATTGTGGAAAATTTCATTAAGAAAAAAAATCTGATTTGTTATGGAGGAACAGCCATTAACAACATATTGCCAAAACAAGACCAATTTTATAATAAAGAAATGGAAGTTCCAGATTACGATTTTTTTTCTATTCAAGCACTTGAAGATGCGAAAGAATTAGCGAACGTCTATTATAAAAACGGTTTCACAGATGTCGAAGCAAAATCTGGACAACATCATGGTACTTATAAAGTTTTTGTCAATTTTACTCCTATTGCGGATATTACGTATTTACCTAAAGAAATTTTTCAATCCATTAAAAAAGAATCGATACGTGTAGGAGGAATATTATATGCACCACCCAATTATTTAAGAATGGGTATGTTTTTAGAATTATCAAGACCTGCAGGAGATATTAGCCGATGGGAAAAAGTATTAAAACGAATTACGCTACTAAATAAACATTATCCACTTACTACTAAAAACTGTGATGAAATTGACTTTCAGAGAGAATTTGAAAATGAAAACGGTGATGAAATTTATGAAACAGTGAAAAACACGCTTATTAACCAGGGAGTTGTTTTTTTTGGTGGTTTCGCTGTTTCCCTATATTCAAAATACATGCCAAAGAATTTACAAAAACAATTGAAACGTATTCCTGATTTTGATGTTTTGTCACAAGATCCTGAAACAACTGCAGAAATAGTAAAAGAAAGATTAAAAGATATTGATATAAAAAATGTAAAAATAGCTCGTCATGATGCGATCGGGGGTATTATACCTTTATCGTATGAGATTATAGTCGATGAAGATACCATTGCATTTATTTATAAACCAATTGCATGTCATAGTTACAATGAAATAAAATATAATAATAATCATTTGAGAATCGCTACCATTGATACAATGATGGCTTTTTATTTGGCGTTTTTATATGCTAATAAACCATATTACGATATTGATCGTATTTTATGTATGGCAAAGTTTTTGTTTGAAGTACAACAAAAAAATAGATTGGAACAGAAAGGTTTGCTTAAACGTTTTAGTATTGAATGTTATGGACATCAGGATACGGTGGAAGAGATGCGTGCAGAAAAAGCGAAAAAATTTGACGAATTAAAAAATAATCGAGGAAGTCGTGAATTTGAAGAATGGTTTTTAGTGTATAGACCTGTTGGAAAAAATATCAATGATGGTGATGGTGATGGTCATGATAAAAAACAAGATAAAAAAATAGTAAACGTCGAAACCAGACCATCAAAACTCGGAAACAAAACACACAAAAACACACATGCATTTAAAAGTCGATATTTTAAGGTGATTAAATCGAAAGCCAGACACACCAACAAAAGAACAAAACGCCGTAGAAAAGGACGGTCACGTAAGTTCTTCTTTTTTTAATCCATGTATTTTTATGTTGTTAATTAATATCATGTAGGATAATATTTGGGTATTGTATATGGTAACAAAAATATGTAGGTTTATAATAAAAATATTTATATTATAAACAGAAGTAAACGAATTAAAGATATACTTTCATATACTATTTATAAAAAAACCGAAATATATGACAGTCAAATCTACAACTTTTGCGAATGAAGACCATCAGCATTCAACTCCTATCATTGTTGAAAAAGAGATGTCGGCGAGAGATGCTATTCGTGAATTCGTCCAAAGTCAAAGTATGCACACATTTGGCATGTTACAAGCAGAAAACATAATAGAGGCAATTGTAAATGGTTTTTTTTTATTTAATTCACGTAAAGATAAATATATGTTAAATAGTAAAGATGAATTGTTACAATATTGTAAGGATAATACTGTATCACTTGAAGAAAAAATGTATTTTTGGGATATTTTTCTCTTTACCCAAAGACCAAAATTTTTAACTCCTGAAGAACACGATTATATTAGAGATTGCGGAGACCTTGATGGTTATATTGAAAAGAAACAGGTGGTTAGTGGTGGCGGTTCTACTACTAATGTTACGTTCAGTAATTGTGACGCACCTCCTTATTCTTTTTCATATTCTTCTTCTTCTTCTTCTTCTTCTTCTTCTCCTAAAAATATTTCTGGATTCGTAAAACCAACTCTTATTAGTGATCAACTTGCTATGTTTTTAGGCAAACCTCTTGGAACTAAAATTGTCCGTACTGATGTTAGCAGGGAACTTAACACATACATCAGAATTCATCATCTTCAATCTCCGTATAATGGACGTATAATCAATCCAGACGAAAAACTCAAAAAGCTTCTCAACATAAATGATGATGTCGAACTAACTTACTTTAACATTCAAAAATACATGAAACAGCATTTTCATAAATAGGTCTAAAAACTCACAATGTTTAGTAGCTTGTTGCAAAAATAGTAGATACATCCAAACAAAACACTTATGATTAAATAACCTTTTAAGTTGTAGTTACCGTCATTGAAAAACAAAAAAGGCACATACAAAAACAAATATTTTTTGAATATAGGCAATTGGAAAATAAAAAACAAAATGGCTAATAACAACGGTGTTTGAATTTCCTCATATAAATTATCCAATGAATTAGAAAAATTAGCCTTTTTATTATGTTCTTCAATTATTTCATCCGTTGATTGATTCATTTGTTGCATTTTTTGAATATAATCTTCTTGCATTTGAGCGGGATTTGGTTGTGGTATAAAATTCGGTTGAATTTGTGCATCGTTGGTAATGGTTTCTGTTGTTCGCGGAATATCTCTCGATGGAAGTTGTGTTAAACCATTGACACTAGCTTTTTGTAATCCATTCACAATTTGATTGATAGTAGTTTGATCTAATGAAAAATTGTTGCCATTACCTTGGGGTAGATTCGCTTGTGGTTGTTGCTGTTGTTGTTGTTGTTGTTGTAGTGACGGAGGTAGCATTTGTGATTGCATTTGTTGATTGTTTTCTTGAATTGTCATTGATATATTACCGTTTAACCCACCCCCGGTCGGATCAGATGGTAAATCAGAAATACTAGTTGTAGAATTATTCATAATATATATTTACATAGAATGATTGATTAGTATAATTTACGCATAACTCTAAAGTATACTAATCAATCATTCTATGTAAATCACTGATACTATTACCTGTTATATCAATACGATCATTTTTGTCTAAAAAAGAATAAAAATATTATTACAATGGTTTCGCTTTTCTAATTCAAAAAAGTTTACATAATGTAGTTTTATTATATATTTAAGTGTAATTTTCTTTTGAATAACCAATAACAGCACACGCAATTCTTTTACCTGCATTGCCGGTTTTTAAACTTTCGGCATTTTCACCTTTTCCACAATCGTCTTCATCTTCGTGAATAATCAAACCCCTACCAATAATATTACACTTATTACCTCTAAGTTTAATAACATTATCATAAAACGTATATATTGAGTCACCTTTATCATTTGTTTTTATATTACCTAAATCACCGACATGTCTTTTGCTCATACCAGGACATCCATGAGTATTACCATACGGATTAAAATGAGCACACATACTAGTACATTTATCACTTAAATCTCCTGCTTCATGAACATGAAAACCATGTAAAGAATTTGGAGTCAATCCTGTAAGATGTAAATCTATTTTTACCATATTATTAGTTAAATCTTCACTAAATTTAACATATCCGTTAACCCTGTCATTAAATACAGCAATAGCATATATAGGATTATTTCTCGATATTTTATACAAATAATATACAATTACAAAAAATATGACTAATAAAGACATGACTAATAAAGCTGTGTTAAAATATATTTTTGGTTTCATTATATATTATAATATATAAATTTGACATTTGAATTATAAAAAAATGCAATAGTATCAAATGTTTAGTTATGGAAAAGGGACAATCGTTTTTGAAGCATCACATTTTGCGGACTTTGGAGTATATTGATAACATTTGTTATCATATTTATATGTCTTACCTTGTATTTCCTCTAATGGTGGTGCATGAAATACAATACAATTTTTATCTTTACAAACAGTTCTAAATAAAGTTGCTAATCCTAAACCCAATACTATGGAGAGAATTATTTTACCTGTTTTTGTGTGAAAAAGTTTTGATAAATACATGTTTTTGGTATTTATATGATATTATATATTCAAAACAATATATATTACTACAATATTGTAAATTTACAAATTGGATGTTACTACAATATATTATATTATTTTTGAATAGGTATAGTAGTTATTTTGGAAGAATCTGTTGGACATTTGATTTCATTTGATTCCAATGAGAAACAATTTTCCGCTTTGTCTTTATATAAAATTCGATTAATATTATCGGGTGTTGGATATACATAAATTACTTTTCTATCACTACCAAATATATAAACAAAAAATATCCCTATAAATAAACTAATTAAAAATACGGGTATAGAAATTTTATTGAAAAACATCCTATCTATCTATCTTTTCTATCTTTTCTATCTTTTCTATCTATCTATCTTTACTATAACAAAAGATATAATAATATAAAATATAAAAAACGTTTTTATTTTTTTATTCTATTTTCTATATTATTTCCTGAATTTTGCTAATCCAGTTACTAAATTGACTACTTTATTATCTACACTTGCTTCCATGTCTTCTACTGTATATGGAAGTTGTATCAAATTGTATGTATCATCATATTCATTGAATTCAACATATTCTACTTTGTATTTTAATTGGTTGTTTTGCTTAATTTTAGGTGTCAACTCATTCAGATAAAGTGTAACCGCATCATCCACATAACGTATATTATCTGTTTTTTCATATTTATCCATTGTATTGCGTAATTTATCAATCAATTCATATATTTCTTTGGTGTTTTTATTAATTGTTTTACCCTTTTCATTGTTGTTGACAACTTCATTATATTGACTTAATAAAAATTCATAATCAGATGTTTCTGATTTTATGTTTTCCTTTAATTCTTCAAATTTATCTACGACCTCATTTTCTGATAAATATCCAAACAGCAGGTCGTTTTTGTATTTAATGACTTCTATTTTATCATTCATCAAATTCGTCTCTTCTTCATGTAAATATTGTTTGGTATTAAATATATTACTTGTAATTTCTATATTTAATGGACACGGATTTAATCTGTCACCACAATATGATCGTAAAAATCTAACATCTTCGATACTCTCATTTTCAATTGAATTGGATGAATTTTTCCCTACTGAAAAAAAAGTACCGACTGCTCGTTTGCAATTGATACATTTTGGTTTATAACGTTTGAATATACGTCTTTTTTCTCTCCAACTCAATGCTTTGTTTTTAATGATTGATTTTTTTTCCATATCAATGAAATATTCATATTGACCTTTAAGTTTATAAAACATAAACACTGCATCATTAAATTCTTTTTTTTCAGAATTATTTGTAGTTTTGATTGCTGATGTATCCGATGATGTATCCGATGATGTAGCCATTGATAATATAAACTATATATAAACTATATATTTATTTTATTGTATTACACTAAATGTAAATTTTTCGTTGAATAATATCATAATCATTCTCCCACCCAGGTAATCCAGTAATTAATTCTTGGTGTGCGAGGCGTTTTGCATTTTGAAAATTCTTGATTTTAGATAAAATATATTGTTGCTTCTCTTGATCACGTTTTAATTTTTCAGATGGAGTCAATTTTCCCTTGTATTTATATAATAAAATTAATGCTAAAATAATGATAAGTCCCAAAGATATACCTACATTAAACATAATATTGTAATATTTATTTTTGTATTCTCTACATTGTTTTAAAGTTTCATGTAAGAACTGTTTTACGCCGGGTTCAACTAATAAAGGTTTAGATGAAATATAATTATCATAAAACATTGACTTTTACTTTTAGTTTTAGTTGTGAATGCAAAAAATATATTTTTATTGTATTATTATAATAAGTTATATTAGTAAATTAATTTATACATATTATCTATAAACAAAACATACTTCTATTCAATCCAATATTCAATAAAATACAATACAAACATTATGGATAATTCAGTAGTTAATTTTATTATTTTTTTAATTTTTACTGGTATTTATTTTACGAAAATACGTGGTAAAGCGACATTACAAGATTATTCTAGTGATGCGGGTATAGAATCATATTATAATTCTGTTAATATGAGTTTATTATTGTATTTTGGAATAACGCTATTATCACAATTAATTACAAATGTCATTGTTATTATGAATATGTGTGGTGGTTCAATTAAACAAAATCTAGGATATACTGCCTTAATAACATTTATTCCGTGGATATTAATTTTTGGTGTTATTATCATTTTATTGATTTCATTTCCTAATTTTAAAAATGCATTTTCTGATGTTGTTGGATATTATTCTATATCAACAAGAGCAAATGAGATTTTATTAGAGTTATTAAATCATAGTAATAGCATAAAGGGAGAAACAGAATCAATAGTAAATGAAAATATGGATGAACCACCAAGTATACCATCAACAGATACCAATGTAGAAAAACTAAATAAACTAGAAAATGAAATACAGAGAGAATCGACCAATTTAATCGCAGAAATATTCAGTAATTTATCACTTTTAATCAATAAAATAACACCTGTTAATTTTAATGAATATTGGGATACATTGCGACCTTTAATGAAACCACAATATGCATCACTAAATAATGAACAAGATAAATATTGTTATCTGTTAGCCGATACTAGCAGTTTCTCGGATTATTTAAAGAAATCGAGTGATTCGACAACCGATAATAATATAAACGCAGGAGAATCCGCTACTCCTGCAATTGTAGAAACACCAGTAACAATGGTAGGAGGTACAAAAAGGTATGTAAAAGCTTGTATGCAAAAAATGATGGTTGGTGGTGATCCAACTTTAAATATAGATAATGATGCGCAATTTCAGGTATTACAAAAATATGGTGATTTAAAACAACAAATGTTAAATTTAGTAATATACCGAGATAATATTGGTGAAGCTATGTGGTATATTTACACTGGATTATTGTTATCTACAATATTAAAATATAATATTAATAATCGCGGATGTGTAAAGAGTGTGACACAAATTCAATCGAATTTAAATACTGCATTAACAACACAACAACAAGACCAAGCATTGGCACAAGCACAACAAAGAGTTCAAACCATTTCATAATACTCATACAATACATACAATACATATCTAGTATATTCTCTATCTATCTCTAACTTTAACCCTAACCCTAAAAATAAGTTACATAATACAATACTCCTAAATAGCATAACATAGATAATAGAATGGCAACAAGCCACAAGGGTAAAATTGTTTTATTTTTATAACCAATTCCAAATTCACGCATACTACCATCTGGTTTAAATAAAAACGCTGGTTTCATAATTTTAATTAAATAAAAAATAATAATGAACAGAACAATTGAAACAACTGTTACATGATTACTAATAAAAATATTTATTTGATTTATATGATTCATTTACGATGATCTTATGTTTTATATAAATATATTATATTTTTGTTACTATTTTGCTTATTATATGTATATATTATGTATATTTATAAATAGAATATATATAATAAATTATATATTTTATTTCTGTATTGACGTATTTATACCTACGAATCATATTCATCCCAATTTTCTACTTCTTCTCCTTCAAAATTACCGTCATTATAATCATCTATTTGATTTGTCATATCATACGCCTCTCGCTCTATCTCTAAATCGATATTTTGATTGTATGTATAATCATCCATGTACTGATCTATATTTTCATCTGTTACATTTGGATCTTTTCGAACAACTCTTTCAATAGATGCTATATTCATCATCATATCTCTCTCATCATCATAATTTTCTTTAATATAAGTAGTAAGACCTTTTTGTAACCCTTTACCCCATTCACCTAGTTTATTAATCTTCATGATGGTATCTACATTTCTCTCTTCTTTCGTTTTGGATTTTAATCGATCTGTAAAAGTGTCTTTTTCACGCTCTTTTATTTTAAATACCTTGTCCATTATTTTATCATATGATAAATCAATAATATCTTTATGATCACGCATGATAGTCATATATTGTAATAGTAAATTGGCAATATTTGTTTGTAATTTTTTTAGTTCACCTGGTCCCCGAATATATTCATTTTCAAATACATCATCTTCTAATCCAATGAATTGTTCTCTCTCCTCTAAATTTTCTACCGTAAAAACATCTTCAATTGAAAAATCTCGATCTGGATCTTCTATTGTTAATTGCGATTTGTGTCCTTTTCTACTAGTTTTTTTTGTTGTTTTACTTGGTGTTCTACTTGTGACGTTTTTTTTTGATTGTTGATCTTGAATATCAACCCCAAATAACATGCTCTCATTATTTGCTAAATTTACATATTCCATAAACAAAATCAAGAAAAACTGTTCCAATAATAGTTTTGTTAAACGCAGATCAAATATGCTGTTATTAGTTGATGACGCAGTTAAAAAAGGGATTTCGTTGATTAACAAGAGCAAATTCTTTGTTTTATGTTGAACATTATACAAAACACTGGAAACAGACAAATTTTTATAATATGGGCGCAGTTTTTCATAGTAATTTTTTATAATATTTTTAATATCATTCACGTGAGTTATAGACAATCCTAAATATTTTGGAATAATTATTTTTTCATAATCAACCGTATTTAATATAATATTTGGAAAAACATTGGCAAAATTTTGAATATATGTTTTTATAAATTGAACCATTTTATTCATGCAATCATTTTTACGTTGTTCTTCCATCTCATCGTCACATCCCCATTCAAACAATTCATTTAAAAAAGTGTGGATTTCTTTTTGCTTTATTCCAGTTAATTTATAATTTTTTTTTATAAATTCAGTTATATCTTTTTTCATAGCATCATTGGTTCTGCTTAGATGATTTTTTAATGCTCTTACTTCTTTTGAATCCTCCATTTCATCTCGAGATTTGTTGTCAATGATAACGGTTGTATCCAACGATTCTACTAATAATTTCTGTAAAGATGGATACACTACCTCTTCATTTTCAATAAGCATTTTTTTAATAACTTTTTGCATCATTTGCGTAGAATTAACAGGCGTGTTGTTCATTTCAATGTCAACAATGTTTTTTCTATTGACCAATTGAAGTAATCGCAATAAAGATTCATGGGTATAATTTCTCCCATCTTTCTTTAACTTTACAATAATTTCATTGTAAGAATCTTTGTTGGATATATTTTTTGGTTTTTCGTTACAAATACTAATTAGTTCTTCGCTAGTAGGTATTAAACTATTGAACTTGCAGTAAACAATAAACGCACGATAAATGGTTTCTTCATCAAACTCATTTGATATTACGGGATATTGATTTTTTGTGTTTTCTTTGCTGACTATATATGGAGATTTTGTTATAGCATTTATATCAATTAATATATTGGATAATTCTTCGACTATTTTATTATGATTTACTATCTCTCCATTACTTTCCTTTTCAAAATATCGAATTGTACTAAAAATATCACTCTCATTGCAACAAGCATTTTCTACAAAAGGTTCATTCGCCATGTTAGTTAATAACAACTTCTTTTTGTTGATAATTTGTTGGATTTTTTCCTGTATTGCGAGAGAAAACTCGATTATTTTTGATTCTACTACCAAAATCTTTTCTCTCTGGTTACTACCACCTGTTTTTAATGAACTCAACAAAGAACTTTTAAACTCGGTTGTGATATTAGATAATCTACCTAGTTTAAAATTTACTAGTGGAGGTAAAAAAGATGTCCATGTTTTAATATCATGTTCATTTTCATAATCCTCTTCATCATGGATTGAACCTGTACCTCGTCGAGCTTCCTTATCAATATTATATTCTAATTTGTCTTTTATTTTACGATCAACATCAGGTAATAATAACAATATTTTTTGTATAGTATCTTTCAAACGATTTGTAATTGTTTCCCTTTTTTGTTTTTGCAAAGCTGACCATGGATCTACTGACGTACGAATGTTATAACCTATACATGCAATATATTCAACCGATGAAAAATCATTACTAGAATCTCCTTCGATAGGAAATCCCTGAAATGAACGCACACATCCAGGATATGTTTTTTTTGTTTTGATCGATGGCATATGGGTTTGGACAGCAATCAAAAACATGCCCATTGTCACATATAAAATAGTAGAATTATATATGGTTTTATATGGCGGGATTGTTTTTCCCTTGTTTGCCATTTCTTTTACTTCGTTATTATAATCGGATTCTTTAGGTAGTGATTTTAATAAAGCTTCACTTACCATTTTCATTATAAATTCATGTTGTTGAGAGATATCGATCATACACGATTCGGATAATGTGTTTACAATATTCATGACGATCCTATTTTCAGGGGACAAATTTTTGGTTATTTTTTGTTTTACTTCTTCTTCTAATTGTTTAACTCTACCCTTTTCAGCGCTAACAACAGAAGCTATACCAGATGCGGTTTCGGATATCATAATTTCTCTCGATTTTACCTTAACACCACCTTCATAACCTTCTTCCGCATCAAAATTTCTGTTTTTTATAACATAACCACTGTGTTTATCCACCCAAGCATCACCGTCATCACTCAACGCACCTATATCCTTTATAATATATTCTACTTTTTCATTATAATTATCATTGTCATTTATGAAAACACATGCTAGTGTATATAAAAAAGATGGCAACACTTTAACGTTTGTTTTTACACAATAACGCCAATGTATGGATTCTATTTCACCCAATGGACCCACTGTAGTATCTTTCAAATTTTCTCTCGTAAACAGTTGTGTAAAGCGAATGATGTCATTTTGTTTTTTGACAAAATCAGATTGACCCAGTATCATGTCTCTTAATTTACTATAAGGACATGCATAAGGATTTGCATCAATCGAGGTGTCATCCACATCTATATCATTTCTTTTTAATTCTTCCAATCCTAATAGATATTGCTGATTGTTGTATTTGACAACCTTTTGATTTTGTATCTTTTCACTTTTCTCAAAAATACTGGTATAATATTCAAAAACAGATTTAATTTTGTTTTCCAATTCCTCTTTTGATTGATAATATTGTTTGTCAAATTCATTCATGATAGTTTTCAATACGTTTTCAGTCAATACTGCTTTATTATAATCATCCGATTTGCATTCCATACCACTAGCGATAGTATTGTTAGTAATTGATATACAATCTTTTTGTAAATTGCATAACATGTTCTGATTATTAAATGCATTCAAACCATCATTCTCGATATTTTCATCTAATATCCAATTGCCATTTTTTCGAACATAATAATGAATGATATTATTCGCAATATCATATAACATTGCATAATGTCCGTCTTTTATTTCTTTCATTCCTGTTATCAACGTTTCTACCAAATCAACAGTGTCTTCTCTCGAAAGTTTCTCCGACTTTTGCAATTTTTCAATTAAAAAAGGGATGAATTCATCTGATTCCATCTTATTCATTTCTTTTTCATATTGATTCAATAATGAGTAGTTAGTTGTATCGAACTTTTTATCAAAATAAATTGTCTTTTGGTTTTTACTGGATTCACTAGTTTCACTGTTGGTATAATTGTCATCGTTCAGCTCATTAATATTTTGATATTGTTTTGCAATAATATAATTTTTACATTTATCACCGAATCGCGATTCGATAAATTTTTGGTCGTTTTTTACTTCTGTATTTTCATTTTCGAAAAAAGAATTCAAATTATCTGAAAACATGAGAGGTAAATTATTCAAACTAATACCGCTGTTAAATAAACGACCATTGTCCATAGCATTTATTTTGTTTAAAATTTCGACGGAATCCAACGCTGTTTGTTTACTAATATTGTCGTTATAGTTTCGGGATTGTGATTGCGTTGGATCATAAATGTGATATTTTTCAATAATAATATCTTTAACATTCATACTTCTCTCTAGACCCATGTTACGAACCTCGTCTTTTTCTTCCTCTTTGTCAATTATATCGTTAGACCTCATAGAATATGTAATAGAATTCAATAAATTATACATTTTGTTGATATTCGTTGTAGGTTTTCTGATAAAATTCATATTTTTAATATTTTGAAAATATCGATATTTTTCTGCATAACTTTTGTTGAATTCGGTGATTTTATAATTAATGAATTTAACAATTGCATTATATTGTAGAAAAGTTATATCATCTTGATAAATTAAAAATGGTTCAAAATAGTCAATTACATCTTTAAACGTAAATTTATTGTGTATATCTTTTTGCATCATATAAAATAATGATCGTGTTTTGGGTATAATTGCACGTAAAAAATCATAGTATAGTTTTTCGTATTCAACGGATATATTATTAATTTTATTTTGCATATTGATTAAATTGGTATTGGATTCGAAAGTGGATTCGATTTCATCATTCTCTGCATTTACTTGTTCCTTATTGTCATTTATAAAATTTTCAATATCTATATCTAAAATATAATTCATTGGTTTTTTTAAAAAGTTGTCTTGTTTTTCTTCTGGGTAGTTAGGTTGAGGTTGAGGTTGAGGTTGAGGTTGATGTTGAAGTTGAAGTTCACGTTGAGGTTGACGTAGATCTTGATCATATAATTCACTGTTACGTTTATCCACTTTTAAGCTTTCATTGTCAACAAATTGATTTTCAATGTAGGTGTTTCTATTTAATAATTGCCAATAATTCAAAAATGTATTATTTAAGTTTGCCCTTTTCATTATATTAGTACCTGGTAATTGAATAGATGAAAATACAACAGCATCTTTAGGTAACATTATAATCGATTTAATATTCATGGAATCAGGTTTTGTCAAATTAACCAATTGTGTTTTTGTTTTATTGCCAACATAAGAGACCGTTTCCAATTTATTAACACCTAAATTGTACTTGCCTATAACAAAACGTTTTGACTTTATTAAATTACTATTTAAAACAGAGGAATAAAAATCACTTAAATTGTCTATTAATGCTTCAAAGTTATCATTTACGTTTGTGTTGTATATATAATCTTTATTCAAATATTGATTGATCGAAATTTCTTGATTTTCTCTATTCGTTGTATTATTCTGAAATGGTGTCATATATGGATTCATTTCTTTCATCATAGTTACATATTTATTTATTTCAACTGGTGTATCATCTGATTTATAATTATTAAATATTTTTTCAAAATCTGACATATTTTCTGACAATGAAAGTGAAACAATATCAGGATAATCATTTATATTGTTATTGGCTTCATCAATATTATACATTTTTTTCATATTTTTGACAACCGGTAAAATCCAATAAAGCGATTTTTTAAGATGAAACAAATTGTCTACAAGTGGTTTCCAATTGGCTTCTTTAAACTTCATTCCGTTTACATTATTATTTTCATCAAACGTTGAAAAAGTATTTCTCAACTGTTTAAAACGTTCGATCATTACGTGAATATTATTTAAAACTCGTGTAGTTCGATCCTTGTTTGGTATAGAAGAAATCATCTCATCCAATAATTCGTTTGTCTGTGTTTCTATACTATATCGTTGTCTAGATTCATCAATATTTATATATTGTACTATATTACCAATATCTTCGTTTCCAAATACAATTTCATCAGCTTTTAATATGAATTCACGTAATTGTTGTTTTATTTCATTGCTAGGTATGTTTACTATTATTTCTTGGTCTAGATCGGTGTCCTCATAAATTTCTCCTTCTTCTAATTCATAATCTTCAGAGACCTCTTTAGTATTTTCAATGTTTTCTTCATTATTCAATTCTTCTGATTCAGATTCTGTCATTGACTTGGAGAGAACAGCCTGGGTTGCTGAAATTTCTTTTTCCAATGATGATGCGGATTTTGGCTTCTCTCGAAGTTCGATTGTTTCAATCGGTAAATTTTCAGGAATACCCTTATAATCAAAATTGATGTATATTATGGAGTTTTCAGGATATGTTTTAACCTCGATCATGTCTTCTTCTAAATTTGTAATTTCTCCAGTAATAATTGCAGGAACATCACCACCAAAATAAATGTTAATCCATTGTCCGGGCAATAGATCATTTTGTCTAGCATATCCAGGATATTTGTTACGATCTTTAATAATAATGTTTTGTATTATACCATTTGCAATAATACCATCATCGATAGATAATATGACAGTATCAAGTGTTTCATCATTAATGATAGTCATTTTTTTGGAATCAATGTAATCAATCATAAAAATCCGGTTGTTTAACTTTTCATATTCATTTTTGTTTGCTTGTGATTCGGATTCGAAATCAGATTCTTTTATAACAATTTGAATTATATCACCTAATTGTAGTTCAATTCCAATAGATGATTGGTTGTTTTCTTTTTCGTCGCTTGACATGTATATATTTTATAAATAGTGTTTCCTATATTTATAATATATTATATTATCTTTATTAGTACTATGTGTAAATAAAGATAATAGTAATAAATATTATTAATAATAATATAAAGTTATCTATCTAATAAATACATATCATCATATCGCATTATAAAACATGGAAATTGAAAAATTTGATACAAAATATGCATTACATACTATTCATGAATTTGTTAAATACCTAAATTCGAGAGAACAAGAACAACCCTGCATTTTTAATACAGTAATACAACGTGATAATACTCCACTTGATCAATACCCAGAAGAGAAAACAAGTGACCTTTGTGACATCAACATCAACATCAATGATACAAGAGAAATAGAAGAAAAAAACTATAAAATAATAAAATACAATAAAAAAGAGTTACCAAAAACGATGTATTCATCTTGGGGATTAATACGATCAGTCGTTGTAAATTCATTTAATAAAATTGTATCATTTTCACCACCTAAATGTATTAGTTATGAAGATTTTATGGAAAAAAATCCTATATATAACGACAATATTATTGTAGAAGAATTAGTAGAAGGTACAATGATTCAATTATTTTGGGATTCTTATGAGTGTAAATGGGAAATTGCTACTAAGAGTTCTATAGGTGGGTACAACACCAACACTTTTACTAAAATGACGTTTCGTGATATGTTTTTTGATGCTTTGAAAGAGATAAAAATAACATTGAATGATTTCAATCACAATTACTGTTATAGTTTTGTTTTACAACATCCTAAAAATCAAATAGTATTTGATATTATTAAACCGCAATTGTATTTACTATACGTATATCATATCACCAGCGTGTGTAATATGGTTGAAGATGATAACACACAAGAAGAAATTTATGTTAAAGTGCATCATTTGTTTGATCATCCTCTCAATAAAAACAAACCCCAGTTTTTACCTAAGGAATGCAAAATAAAATATCCAAAACAATTTCATTTAAAAGAAGACAATATATACGATAAACTTTATGATTATTTTTATACAAATAGTTATGATATAAACATGTCATATTCAACTATGGGATTGGTAATTTATAACACCTTAACAGGTGAAAGGTGTAAAATCAGAAATCCATATTATGAACATCTTCACAATATTCATGGTAGACAATCGAAATTATTATACAAGTATTTAATTGCTACAAATCAAAATACAACGAAACAATTTATTCGTTTTAATCAGGATGATCTAGAAATCAAAAACAAGGTCGAATCGTTTAAAACAAAAATTCAATCGTTTACGAACATTCTATTGATTCATTATATTGATTGTTTTATTAATAAAGCAAAACCACTAAGCAGTTACCCAGCAGAATATAAATCTCATATGTACAATTTACACAGTATGTATTTGAAAGAATTAAAACCAAATAAAAGAAATGTTAATTTAGTAGAAACGGTGCAGTATGTTAAAAATTTGCATCCATCCAAGTTAATTTATTCGTTGATTACAAAGACCAAAAAGTAGAAATACCTTTTAGTTATTGAATAATAAAATAATATATAAATATAACTGATATATTTATATATACAAAAATGCCAAACTGGTGTATGAACTCGGCTTCTTTTGTTTGTCCATCGAAAGAAATATATGAAAAACTATTGAGTTCCATAAAAAGCGATACGTGGTTTCAGACTTTTGCACCACTAGGATTGGATCCAGAGGAACATCCTGATGGATGGGATTATGCAACAGCTTCTAGTGTATGGAATACAAAATGGAGTGCAAGGGACGTAGATATAAATGATTGTGATGATAACGAATACACTATCAACGTATCCTTTGAATCCGCATGGTCACCACCGACAGGTGTTTATCGTTTAATGAATAAAAATCATAATATAGAGGTGACAGCATATTATGATGAACCAGGTAATTGTTTTTTTGGTAGATGTATGTATGTAAATGATTATCGTGATGGGGGTGGTGGTGAAAAAATAGATTCAGATGAAACATATGATTATCCAAATGACATGAAAGAATTACAAGAATTACGCAGTAGTATCGGGTTGGGAAGTGATTTGGATGATTACATGGAATCTACATGGATAAACTTACAAGAAATGTGGGAAGAAGAAGAGGGTGAAGACGAGGAGCAATAAAATATATGTAAAAAATATAGATAAGGATAAACACCTACTTATAATCATTACAAAAACGGTGAATTACTTGTTGGGTAGTAATGACAAATGATACATCTAAACCAGCTTCTTTATTTTTGTAAAAACATCGATGGCATTTTTTAAACACTCGGCAATATTTTGTTTAATCATTGATATTTCGACTGGATCAATGTATGCAACGCGAATAATACTATCTATATCATGAGGGTGAAATTTCTTAAAACCACAAAAGCTGAGTGTTTTTAACCCTTCAAAATAATCAGAATACATAAAATATTCAATTGTTTTTCCAATTGTATAATCTTCGTTGTTTAACCGAACATCAAAACAATTTTCCATGGTATTATCCGATGGTTTTATTTCCAATTCATCTCTATGAATTTGCATATCAATTGCATTTAATTTATCAACTAGAATATCACATGCTTTTTGGATAATTTCTTGGTTGGTGTATATTCCGATGGTTTCAACTGTAAAATCAAAACTATCTTTTTTAACAATCCTTAAAGCATCTAGTAACTGCCAATTTTTAGATTCAAATGCTATTTCTTCTGAGTTCAATCCAGCATCTTTCCACCCTTGTTGTTTTTTACCCAATTCTTCCTTTATCTTTACATCATCCGGTGTAAATCCATACGCACATGTAGAAACACAATTGAACATTCCATCGTCTTTTGCATTACTTATACCAAACTCACATATTAAATGGATTTTTTCACCTGGTAGTTCGTCTGAAATTTTTGGTCTTAATTTAACAAAATCGATAAAATAACCAGTAAGGTCAGATGCCGGGAAAATTTCTCGAACGTCATTTTCAGATAAGTAAGAATCCGTTTGTAAATTTTTAATTTTAAAATGTTCTGTTGTTACCACCATAACAGTATCAGTATTATTTTCTTCTTTTACTTCTAATAAATAATTTTTAAGGGGGATTTTTAAATCGCGAATATGAATAGGAATACAACTTAAACGTTGTTTCAAAATTTCATTGTTCAGTCTACTAGTGTTAGAATATATTGTTGCTTTATTTTCTTCATAAGGCGATGTTTTGAAAACAACAATGGGAATATCGGATAAAATAGTACGACGTAATGCATTGGCTAAACTTACATTAACACCAGATAATGTAAATTGTAATGTATTGCCTTTATCTGAAATATTATCAATTTTTGGATTCATGGTTTTGGTTTCTATGTATATTAGCTTATAGTCTGTTGATTTGGAGATATATTATATTTATAGCTTACTATTTATATTTGTGTTATAAATATATAATATTTCAATTTTATTATTTATGTATAAGACACATAATAAAAATAAAGTTAAAAATAGTATATAAAAAATATTCGTAATATAATATCAAATGAGTTGTATATTATATTATTCCAATTTCTGTAATCATTCAAAAAATATAATTCAAACATTATCAAAAACTAATTTAGGTAAAGATATTCATTTTATATGTATTGACAAAAGAGTAAAAGAGGACAACAAAACATATATTATTTTAGAAAACGGACAACGTATTATATTACCGGATACTGTTAATAGAGTTCCTGCTTTGTTGTTATTAAACAATAATTATGAAATATTGTATGGGGAATCAATATTGAATTTTTTCAAACCTAAACAAGAAGTCGCAGTAAAACAAGCAACCAACAACAATATTGAACCAATGGCATTTTCATTTGGAGGTGGTGGTGCGAGTGCATTTGGTATAATGTCGGATAATTATAGTTTTTTGGATATGAATTCAGATGATCTCTCCGCAAAGGGGAATGGTGGCGTCAGACAAATGCATAATTATGTTCATACCAATTATATGGACAAAGAATCAATATACACACCATCGGATGAATCGAGTATAAAAGCAGGTAAAGTACCAGAAGGCTTAACAGTGGAACAATTACAACAACAGAGAGAACAGGAATATCAAAATTTAACAGCTAATGGTAATGGCAATCAAAGAAGAATGTAATATTATATGTAACATTTTTAAAATTACAAAAAATAAATATATATAAATAGGGAAAAATATATAAATAAATAGACTTAATATAAATAATATTATGTCGAATTCATCCACTGTATTAACTGCCTTTAATGATCATTTTATGGAATTTGTCAGTGATATAGAAAGAGTTTTTCCAGAAGATCATGATATATTGTCTTCCAAAAATGCTTTTATTACTATAAGAAAAATAAATCCAAAACTTATAATTCGTGTGTGGTCAGAGTATGTAGTAGGTAAATATAGATCAGAAATAGAGTCAGGTAATATTGATTATTTTATCAATAAAGATTATACACAAGATGTATTGGATTCACCTAATTCAAAAAAAATTATTATGGGTATTGATCGATTAAGAAACCCAGTAAAAGAAATGAATGAAGAAAATAAAAAGAAATCAATGGGTTATATACAAAATTTAACAAAATTATGTACCTTGTATGGTAACATGAACGGGGGATTTTAATACTTGAAAAATAGAAAACTCATAAAAACTAAAAAACCTAGAAAAACTAAAAATCTAGAATAAATTAAAAATATATAATTAGTTTTAGTTCAATTTAAATAATATTTATTATATTACACATATAATAAATGTCCAGTGATTCAACAACCGATTCCAAAGAAAAAAATGTTATTCCTACAGAATTTAATAAAATAATAAAAGATTTATCCAATGATTTGCGTACTACATTTCCTGAATATGCGCATTTTATTGATAAATGGTGGCAAAATACAAAATATGAAAGTCCTGTACAATATTTGTATGAATTTTGTTTAAAGAAAATACCGCCACGTTTTTTTGATATTCTCTATAAAAACACCGATATGTTTTCTGAAAATTCTGATTTGGATACCGAATTTTTACCAAACATTCACTTTAGAAATTTGTGGCAATGTGAAATTAGTGATAATACTCGTGAAACTATTTGGAGATATTTGCAATTGATTCTTTTTGCGATTGTTGGAACCATGGATAATAGTGACGCTTTTGGTGAAACTATTAAAATGTTTAAATCAGTTGAAGAGAACGATCTAAAAAATACACTGGAAGAAACCATGAGTAAGATGTATGAATTTTTTGAAAATAATAAATCCGCTAATACAGAAGACGGTGAAGATGGTGGTGACGAAGACAATGATGATGGTGATCTAGGTGAAAACGGCGAAGGAATCAATATGAAGAATTTTCCTAGTGCTGAAAATTTGCATGATCATATTAATGGCATGTTAACTGGAAAATTAGGTGAACTTGCAATGGAAATCGCACAAGAAACTGCTTCTGATTTAAATTTGGGTGCTGATGGTGATTTGAATTCAGAATCAAATGTAAAGGATGTTTTTCAAAAATTGATGAAAAATCCGTCAAAACTAATGTCATTAGTAAAAAATGTAGGAAGTAAATTAGACGAGAAAATCAAAAATGGAAGCATAAAGGAAAGTGAATTAATGTCTGAAGCAAGTGATATTATCAATCGAATGAAAGATATGCCAGGTATGGGTGACATTCAATCCATGTTAAAAAAAATGGGCATGTCAAAAGGAATGGGTGGAGGAAAATTCGATTTTAATGCAATGGAAAGTAAATTAAATCAGAACATGAAACAAGCACAAATGAGAGAAAAGATGAAAGAAAAAGCTGAAATTAAAAAGACTCAAGCTCAACAGGCACAAGCACAAACACAAGCAGATATTCATACACGTACTCAAAACTTCAATCCTGTACCTGATGAACAATTATTTAATATGTTTAGTAATCAAGTATCATCCAATTCAAATAATGTCCCCAATGGAGAGAAAAAGAAGAAGAAAAAGAAGAAGAATTAGAATGTTTCACACTACACAATAGAAAAAATATAAGTAAAAAATATAAGTAATATTGTAAAATATAAATATTATTATACAATATAAATAGAATAGTAAATATATAAAATGTCAGGAAACCGAGTTGTTTTTAATGATAATAACAATACTATTAAAGAAATTGATATTGATGTATGGGTTAATAATCCAACTATTTTATTAGATAAAAATACTATATTTGAGATATGGCCAACCCAACAAATGTGTTATGAAAGAAAGATAAATGCTATGTCAAGATTAATTATACTTTTAACTATTTTAGGATTTATTTTAACCAGATCTATGAAAATAGTCGTAGTTGGATTTATTACATTAATTGTAATTTATTTATTTTATTATCAAAATTGGTATAAGCATAAAAAAAATAATAAAGAGGGTTTCGAATTGTCTGATGATTACAATCCAGTGGTTAATGTTAATATAGCAAATTCAACAAATGAAGATAATAACGCAAACAATACCAATACCAACCAAGATGGAATTCCTTTAAAAGACTTTGTAAAAGACAATTATCAACGAAGTACAAAAACAAACCCATTGGGTAATATGCTTTTAACTGACATAATGGACAATCCAGATAGACCATCCGCTTCTCCTAGTTTTAATACTTCTGTATCGAGTGATATTAGAAATAATGTTAAAAAAATGGTCCAAATGTTGAATCCTGGTATTAAATGTTCTGATAAACAATTATTTAATAATTTATATGATAACTTTGATTTAGATCAATCAAATCGTGTATTTAATGCAACCGCAAATACAAGAGTAGGAAACGACCAAGGTGCATTTGCACAGTGGTTATATAGTGATATTAAATATAGTGGAAAAGAAAATACTCCTGAGGGTGCTATTGCACGTGTTCAAGATAATGCAACAGCTAATTATATTAACCCTATATCTTCTACATTTCCCAATAGATAATAACTGAAATTAAAAAACTGAAATAATAAAAGGTAATTTTAAATATTTTTCTATTAATTTATATTATAATATTACTATAAATTAAAATAATCATCCATCATATTATATATGTCATATTCAAGCTCTAATTATGTTTTTGATAATATGTCAAGAATTGGCAATGATTCATGTTGTGTCGATCAAAACACAATACAAAGTTTAGAAGCATGTAATTATACTCTAGAAAATTATTTCACTGCCGATTGTTCAATGAAAAATCCTATTTCGTTAGCAACATCTCAACCATGTGTTAATTACAAGGGTGGATATAATGTAGCAGTAGGTGGTTGCAATATTAACGATAATTCAAAATTATTGATTGGTACTATTCAAACTCATCCAAAATGCAGATTGGATTTATTTCATCGTCCTTTTGCTACGGTTCCATATTTAGGAAGAGGTAGTGTTGACCCAGTTATGGAATCACAAATCCAACAAGGTGATTATGGTACAAATAAAAAGAGTGTATCTAATTTAGGTGAATTTAGTTATTACAATCAATACGTTAATGTTCCACTAGTACCAAATGTTAAAAGTAAAATGAACAATCCATCTTATTGTGTAGAAGGTGTTGCATCAGAAGGTTGGATTCGTGGTGGTGTTCCTTCGAGAGAACTAACAAGAGACCAAGATTTTGTTGTTGAAAACGATAAAACCAGCTCGGCATATGGTAATAACAATGTTTATTCAATGAATGTAAATTCCAGTGTTAATTCTTATAGTTCACTGTAAAAAGTTCATTCATTGTAAAAAAATAATAATATTATATAATAATTATATCTATTATATAATAGTACCAAGTACAAAATATAAAATACAAAATATAAAACATATATAATGGCATCTACAAGAAATAAAAATACCAGAGGAAATTATTGTTTAGAAGAAATTTCAAACGCAAACAGCAGAACATATACTATTTATAAAAATTCTGGGTATGGTGAAGCATATAACACTCAATTACCTGGGAATGGTCTGAATCCAGCTCAAATACCATGGAACAAATTATCCTATAACGCTGTTGATATTGAATCCTTTTTATTTGGCGTAAATTCAACCAATTTAGTGGAACCAAAAGCACCATGTTTAACCCCAGAATTAAAAGTATTATCATCTGCTAATTTGTATGAAAATGAAGCTACTTATATACCAGAGCCACTAGTAGTTGAAAATAATCAACGCCCATTCCCAGTGCCTTAAATTCTGATATTAATATTCCGGTGTATGTTTTTTGAATAAACATCCATGTGAATCTAGTCCTGTTACTTCATTTGTAATGATGTCTGGATTTTGAAAGGTACAATTGGACATCCATATCTTTATAATACAAAAGTTTTTTTTAGGAGAAATAGTAATTCCATTCACACTAGCAACAAATGATTCGTTTGTACTTATTGTATTACCAACTAATGCATAAGTAAATTCACGCCACACATCATAAACATTTTTGTTGATTACTTTATAGGAGAAACATCCACCATTTCTGTTTTTGACATCTTCCCAGATTGGTTTAATGCCTTCACGCATTATAAACAACATGCAATTTTTTACCAATATTTCTGGAAGAGTTTCTGTTATTGTAATTGCTTCTTCCACAGAAGACATAGTAAAAATGTTTTTATAACTTTTAGGTGTCCAATCAGTATCGTGAGGTAAATGTGCCCATAAAGTCCAACTATCACCAAGTTTATGATGTTCTGATTTCATTGTATTGCTAATGGTAGTATTTGAAATTACCATTTATATATAAAGTTAATCAATTTTTTTTATATCATTTACGATTATTATATATTCTATGTTAAATATATAGGATATATTAGTAGCATTTTTATTAGATAACATGAGTCAAAGAAGAAGCACGGGAAGAAGCAGTAGAAGCAGATCGAGAGATAGGGATAGTAGAGAGAAAAGCGTAGAATCAGATAATTTTGAATCAATATCAATACCATTAGACAAGTCTAGTTCACCTCGTAGTAGTCGCGTAAGACGTACAACTCAAAAATATCATGATGAATCAGTATCACCTCGTAGTAGTCGCGTAAGACGTACAACTCAACAATATCATCATGATTTACCTCATAGTAGTCGCATAAGAGGTACAACTCAACATCGTAGCACAAGTCATCCAGCACCAAAATCAAGTACGAAAATGTCTCTATCTGAATCACACAATAATGATGAAAAAGATTTGAAGGCTTCTAGTATTCACAACGAACGTGAAGATGAACCATATAAAATGGTTTTTACCATTGGAAGAATGAATCCACCTACCTCCGGGCATATGGGACTAATATCTGTATTAATGGAATTGGCACGGAAAAATAATCTAGATAATATTGGAATTGTATTATCTCCATCGGAAGATAATAAAAATCCTCTTTCATGTGATAGAAAAAAAGAGTATATAATGGAAATGATTTCTAACATGTCTAACATGTCTAACATGTCTAACATTATACCGAATATCATTTGTAAAGAAACAGGATTCCCTATGTCAAATATATATGAATTATTAAAAATATCTGGTCTTGATAACAATAGTAAAATGTTATTAATCATTGGCGAAGATCGTGCTAATGCATTTAATTGGTTAAAGAATTACTTTCCTAACTTGGTAATAGATGCGTTAGATAGACCTGAAGGAGCCATGTCTGCCACAAAAATTAGAGGGTTTGTTTCTGATAAAAACGAAAACGCGTTCAATGAATCTTATGCTGTTATATTACAACCAAATAGAATTGAAGAATTATACAATGATATTTCTTTGGGGTTAGAAAAGTATGCAAAACCATCTACTAAAAAATCCCAAAAACGAGGAGGTAGAAAAACTAAATCAAAAAGCAAAAAATCTAAAAAGCGAAGAACTATTCGTCGCTAGAAGATTCAATAGACGATGCAATAGACGATTCAATGGATTTTTCTCTGCTTGTATGTGACAAACATTCATCTTCATTTTCGACAAAATTATTCCTTGTACCTAATGTGTCAATATTTTTAATTTCATATGTATTTTCATATAAATGGATATATTGTTCATCCAAATTCATATCAATCATTTTCACCGCGTTATCTATAAATCGTACCTGACATCCATTCAGATGTTTAATGTTTATTATTTGATCTGAGTAATAATGATTCACAAAATGCAATAACAATTTTTTGTCGATTCTATTTCCATCTATCAAAAAATTGTGGTTTGCAGTTTTCAGATGTAAATCTAGTAGAGTTTCATCATCTTTCTTTAAAAAAGGAATGGATAACTGAAAAATCATGAATTTTACAGCGGAAGGAATCATATCAATACTATCAACATCCACTTCCATGCAATCATTCAGACTATTCACATCTTCTTTTTGTATTATTTTTTTATGTTTTGTAGATTCATTCGATAAAATAATAAAATCATACGTCTCTTCGTTAATCAAATGTTTATTTAATGAAACAGTTTTGTTTGTAACATCACCATTTTTAATATATTCAAATATATAGGTGTTAGTTGGTTTTTCTGGAATGTTTAATACCTTGTATATGATTTTTTGTATATTTTCTTCATAATTTGTGTAAAGGTTTAATTTTTCTTTGATTTGTTTGCATGTTATTTGTAATTTACTATATAAAACAATAACATCATAACTGAAATTGAATATCAAATTATTAAATTTGTCTGTCACAGAGTTATCATTCATGGTTTCAAATACGCGAATCGATAAATACGACAACAAAAAATAAAAAACTGTGTTCGGTAAGTAATGGAAACTGAATCTTATAAATTCTAACGATAAAATTGCAATTAAAAACGAACCACCATACATGCTTACTGTCTTTACATTTGTACTTTTAACAGCATTCGATAGATTGTTTATCATATTTTTATACTCGGACATAGGTTATAATTTTTATACGACTACTATTTTTATATTGTTTATATATATATTTTTCATTCAAAAAATAACATAGACATATACAGTGATAACAATATAAAATTGAACGTTTTATATTGTTGAAATACATACTATACAACAAATAAATGAATATATCCAATCTTTCATCCGAACAAAAATACGCTCTATATAAATTCAAACGGGGCGAAAATCTATTTATAACTGGTCCGGGGGGGACGGGAAAAACATTTTTGATACGACATTTGATAAATTCCGCAAAAGAAAGCAAAAAGAACGTACAAGTATGCGCATTAACAGGTTGCGCGTCAGTATTACTTAACTGTGGTGCGAGAACCATACATTCATGGAGTGGTATTAAATTAGCACGTGGCGATTCACATAATATAATAGAATCCGCGTTGCGATCCAATCGAACAGTAAAAAATTGGCAATCAGTGAAAGTACTAATTGTAGATGAAGTAAGTATGATGTCAAAAAAAATATTTACTATATTGAATGACCTAGGAAAACGAGCTAGAAATTCTTCATTGCCATTTGGTGGAATACAAGTAATTTTTACAGGAGATTTCTTTCAATTGCCACCAGTAGGTAACAATATGAATGATCCAGGAAGTGAAGAGTTTTGTTTTGAGTCAGATGACTGGTACAAGGTTTTCGCGATGGAAAATCACATTGAATTGAGTAATATTTTTAGACAACAAGATCAAGATTACATTGACATATTAAATGAAATACGAATCGGACAACTGTCAGAAAAAAACGCTGACAAACTTAAAAAATATGTGGGTCGTGAATATGTCAAAACGGATAATACCTTATATACGCCTACCAAGCTGTTTCCAACACGTGCGAAAACTGATTTTACAAACAATATGATGTTTAATACGTTGGATGAGGATGAGTACCATTTGGAATTAGGTGTTAAAACGGATTGTACAGTTTTGTTGGATGGCGGAAACGGTAAAAGTGGTGGAAAGGCATTTACATACGAACAAATATTAAAATGTAATAGAATGACGCAACAAGAGAGAGAGTACGAAATAGAAAACCTGAAAAATAATACTCCGTGTGAAAAAATATTGAAATTAAAGAAGGGATCGAATGTATTATGCTGTGCCAACCTTGATTTGGATAGTGGATTATGTAATGGTTCTCAGGGTATTGTAACACGGATTGAAGAACGAGGTGAAGCAACAATAATTGAAGTTAAATTTACAAATGGTATTACGCGTGTCATTGAACCTCATTGGTGGCAGTCTGAAGAATATCCATGTATTGCAATAAAACAATATCCTCTTTTATTATCATGGGCAATGACAATACATAAAATACAAGGTGCTACTTTAGATATGGCAGAAATTGATATTGGTAGTTCCATATTTGAATATGGGCAAACATATGTGGCGCTCTCTCGAATTAAATCGCTGAACGGGTTATATTTATCCGATTTTAATCCAAACAAAATAAAGCCGAATCCAAAAGTAATCCATTTTTACAAGAGTATTCCAAAAATTGATTTGAGCAAGATAGATAAATCTGAAAATAATGCAAATGCTACAAGCAATAGTAATAATAACATATTTTCACAATTTGCATATAAAGAATCTGATATGGGTGAATTAGAAGAAGAAGAATATACTGGGTAATAGAGTTACACATTGGTTCACATATTCGTTGGATAAGGATAAAATTTTGATACATTCATGTAATTATATCCATGTGATGTTGATTGTTGGTGGGTGTGGGTTCTAGATGTGTCTACATGTTTATTTCTTGCAGGAGGTTTATATGTATTTGCGGGTGGATATCCCATTGCAGGAGGGTAAATAGATGGCTGTGGATTATAGGGTGTTTGTGGTGAATAAACATTTGCTGGAGCCGTAAATTCCGCTTTTTTACTATTATTGGTTTCACTGTATGTAGCGCTACCAGTTGCTTTACTTAAACCAAAAATATATAAAATTAAACTTACTATAAAAGTCATCATAATGAAGGGGATAAAAACAATGATCCATGATATAATTGCTAAATCACGCTGACATAATACATTCAATAAAATAGTCATTATTATCATAATAAAAAATTTGACTACCGCGGTGTTTATTAATCCAGTATATAAGTCCATAATTATCTGAACAACTGAAAATACAGCATATATAATAGCAGGTGTACATAATCGTTCCATTTGTTTGTATATTACTATATAATATACAAATACTATTTTTTAGTGGTCAAGTTTTTATTTATATGAATTTTGCCTTACCATTTTTAAAATTACCTACAACATCACCTGGATCACCATCACCATCTATTTTATAAATTTCACCATTTTTTTCGTCATTTGTGAAATATAATACACCTTTTATTTCGATTTCATACACTACTTCTTCCTCGTCTTCTTCTTCCTCTACTTCTTCTTCTTCATCATCTTCCACCTCTTCTGCTTCTTCTGCCTCTTCTGCCTCTTCTGCTTCTTCTGCCTCTTCTTCCTCTTCTTCCTCCTCTTCTTCCTCTTCTTCCACCTGTTCCACCTGTTCTGCCTCTTCTGCTTCTTCTGCTTCTTCTGCTTCTTCTGCCTCTTCTTCCTCTTCTGCCTCCTCTTCTTCCTCTTCCACCTCTTCCACCTCTTCTGTTTCTTCTGCTTCTTCTACTTCTTCATCATCTTCCACCTCTTCTGCTTCTTCAACATCTATAATTTTTGTATATACCAATCTCTCCTGTAGAGATGAATCTGAAACAATCTCTTCTATTTTTAATGAAATATGCTCTTCCGTGTTATTGTTTAATTTATTTGCTTTTAATTGAACAATTTCATCCTTTAATTTAACAACAACATTATTCAAAGCATCAAATTCTCTATTTTTATTTTTTATTACTTGTTGATATTCTAATAATTCACTTTTTAATTTATCATTTTCCAACTTTAACTTCTCTGTATAGTTTTTAAATACAGGTAATTCTATTAAACTGTTAAACGTATCATCATATTCATTCATTTTTTTTGATAGATTATTTATTATTTTTTTCAATCCATTGTTTAAATTATTATTAACTTCATTTAATAAATTAGTAAGATCCTCTTCAATGTCATTATTGTGTGCAGATGTAGACGTATTGTTGTAATAACTAGTCATTATTTACTTTAATATAATAATCTATATGGTATTATAGTAAAATTCGTTTAATACATTTTAAAAAATAATAAATTTAATGTATAATCATAGAAATGGATTCAATAACTATGTCACTTACCAATAATTTAGATAAAGACGACTCAAAAAACAACGAAAATATCGATATTGTGTTGCGTCAAACAAATTATACAAAAGAAGTAGCCATACAAAAATTAGGAGAACACAATAGTAACGCAATTAACGTAATAAAAGAATATATGGGTGTTAAACCTACTGAAAAAAAAGCACCAGTAAAGTCGGTCAACCAAGAAATTTATAGGCAAATCAGAATAAAATTAGATACATCCATGGATGAATATAGAGAAAAACAACAAGGTAAAATAACAATCGTCTAAATTTACAAACTAGATCCAAATCCTAACGTATCATTTAGTATGGATGATTTGGCGTTGTTCGTGTTCGTGTTCGCGTTGACATTAATTTTTTGATGTGATTTTTTTGTAACTTGAAAATTATTGGTCGATATAATTTTATTATTAATTATAAAATCTTCATTGTCTATGTGTAATTCAGGCATAATACGTGTTAAAGGCTTATCAACAATCAAAAACAATCGATCATTACGGATTAATGCTCTATATTCGTTAATAGATAAATTGCCATAATATTTTTCTAACATGTAAAATGGCGAAGGCGATGGTTTAATATTTTTTGTGTAATTATATATTTTTGCATAAATATGATTCATTAAATGGTAACGTTCAAATTTAGTAGAACTGTCAATGCTCTCATTCATTAGATATGCAACACCACATTCAGGAGTACAAAAACAACCATAAACATGGTATGATTCTTTTAAAAAATATTTTGGAATATAAATTGGAGGATTATCAAAATCACAGGTGCACCAAAAACAAGCAGATTTTTTGTCTTGAACGTTGTTTAGATGTAAATTCATCTCTAAATCTTTTAGTTTTTTATAAATTTCTTTTGTATCGTGTGTATTTGATTGTAGAGATGCATGAGATGGTGGTTGAGTATTAAATGATTTTTGTAGATCGTTATTAGTTTCAATATTTGGATTGTATATTGAATTAATTACATGTATAATTTTATTATTAGATTTTTGTTTATCATCTGGACCCATATTTGAAGATACTTCTTCATTAATGACATCATACAATAAATTATTTTTAGACGGAAATTTATAAGAATCAATGTTATCAATATTATTTGTGACTTGATTATCCAAATCTTTTAAAAAACATTTAAGATGTAATATAATATTTGGTTTTTCTATTTTATTTGAATTATCAATAACAACATTGTGTATTATTTTACCACCTTTTGGTTTTCTACCTCTTTTTTTAAGAGGCGGTTTTGTTTCTGTATTTATGGTTTGATTAGCATCGTTGTCTATATCATTTTGGTTAGAGTCTGAATTTGTCGTTGATAACGTTGTCGTGGTGGATTCTGTTGTAGCCTGAGTTATATTTACTTTGTTTTGTTCCAATGTTTTTTTGTTTAAGGAATTCGGTTTTCTACCTCTTTTTGATTTTTGTACAACAACCTGCGCGTTATTAGAGGCTGGAATACTGGTTATAATACTCGTGGAATTCATTATAAATTATATTATAATTTATATTATAAATTATAATTTAAGCTGTTTTAATATATATTTTTTCGAGTGATTTATTATATCAAAACATAGTCAACCATATATTGTATTATTCTTATTGTTTCTCATCTGTCGCATCATAACAATTTCTACATACAGGTATATAATTATCTGACCCTATCAAGAATTGTTCTTTTTCATTGGAAATACGTTTTGAAAATATACCTGGAGTGCCATTTTTGCAAATACCACAAAGGGAATTCAATTTGGTTACTTTATCACACATTGGAATTAAATCCAATATTGAGCCGAATTTTTGTCTTTTAAAATCGCCATCTAAACCACAAACATACACTTGCTTCTTTTCTCTCAACATATCCAAAACACATGGATATAAATCTTCGAAAAATTGTCCTTCGTTTATTAAAATGACATGGGTGTTTCTAAGTAACATGTGATGTTCTGATTTATCATTATACGTTTCATCGAGAGAATCATAATTCCATAAATCCATTAACGATTTTGTTAAAATGCAAGGCACCACTGTTTTATCATGTGTCGATAATAAATTGTTATTGTCGGTATAACGATTATCAGATGAATGATTTATTACGACAATTGGTATGTTACACAATTTGCATTTTTTATAAACATCCAATAAATAAGAAGTCTTTCCCGAAAACATCGGACCAATAATTAATTCTAAATAAGCATTTTTAAACATTTTTGGCGTTGTATGTGTAGTTGTTTCAAACATTGTGTTCTTTATGTAAATAGAACAATCTTATTATTTCATTTTTTTTCTTTATTATATGTAATATAACGGACATTTTACTGTGGACATCGGACAAATATAAATATATATTTGTTCACAACTTAAATAAACATTATTACATATTTACATAGTATACCACACATGTCCGAATTAACTATTACCAACGATATACATAGTAAAAAATTTTGTCCATTTGTAGAAAAACATCGTCCAAGTAATTTTGATAATATCGTATTAGATCCTATTAACAAAATCATACTTAAAAACATTATAGAGACTTCGAATTTTCCCAACTTAATTTTTTATGGGCCACCTGGGACAGGTAAAACCACGACTATTATTAACCTGGTCAATGCTTATCAAAAAAAACTCAATAACGTCAATAAAGGTTTAATGATTCATTTGAATGCATCAGACGATAGAGGAATTGATATTATTCGCAATCAAATAAATATATTTGTAAATTCAAAACCGCTATTTGATAATGGGATGAAATTTGTCATATTAGATGAAGTAGATTACATGACAAAAAATGCACAACAAGCACTGCGTAATCTTTTACAAAGTTATACAAAAAACGTGCGGTTTTGTTTGATATGTAATTACATTAGTCGCATTGATGAAGGACTTCAAACCGAGTTTATCCGTTTGAGATTCAATCAATTACCTCAAAATGAAATTATACTATTATTGAGACAAATATGCAATATTGAAAAATTAGAAATAAGCGAAGATAATCTACACTATATTCAAAAATTATATAACTCAGATATACGAAGCATGATTAATTTTATACAAACGAATCAAAATATAATAAACTTAAACGCAAAACTTAATATTATCAACAATGATGTTTATAAAAACCTATTAGATATTATTGTATCGAACAATGAAAATGAATATTTATCGAAATGTTTGACATACATTCATGATATAAGTGTATCATATAACACCGATAAAAAAAATATCATGAAAAATTTCCTCAATTATATTATTCGTTATAACATACATATGGTAACACCAACATTTTTAAATTCCATGGAAAATATATTGCATTATCCAGAGTGCAAAAATAGTTATTATATTTCTTATATATGTTGTAAATTACGTTCGATATGTTTTTCACAATAAAATTGATTCCGTTTGCATTCTTTATATTATATTACACAACAAATACTATCATAAATATAATATAAAGAACACCCATATAAAGAGTTAGTTTAAATAGTATTTATCTCACAACTTATATAACTAAAATTATATAAAGAAAAATTACACCCGTTACTTTATTTCGTAGAATATGTATCGTAGTTTTAATCATCACTGTGATCGTAATAATAGTATAAAAAATTCACATACCACATACCATCAACCTCAAAATAAATTAATTGATGATGAATGGAATGATTTTATAACATCTTCCAATAAAAATTATGAAAGTGACAACGACAATAATGACACTTACGATGTTGGATATAACATATCGGATACATACGGTGATAAAATTACAGAGGATCAACCTGATAATACCGAGATAGCAAATAAAGTTACGGATATCTATATATCAACAAAAACAATCATAGCGTATTTGAATGTCGAAATCGATTTGTATAGTATTTTTTGGAAAATACCGATTATTCCTTATTCACAACCATGTGACGGTGTTATTAAAAAACAAATGAAGTTTAATTCACTCTCAGAAGAGGCGTTTAATACCATGAAGGAAAATTTACAACATGAAGATTATTATGAAGAATTAGTGATTACCAATATTAACAATCCGAATGGACGTGTGAAATTTAAAGATATTCGCAAAATTAGCATTGGTATTTCCAAAAAGGACTTGGTTTCTTATCGACGTAAAAAGAAAAGTGCATTTTATAATTGCTTTGTTTTAATATTGCGGATGTTTATGAATGATACATTTAAAGAATATCATGTTAAATTATTTAATACTGGAAAATTAGAAATTCCGGGTATTCAAACAGATGACGCGTTTAATGCAATATTAAATATGATTGTTAATATACTTCAACCTTATTACGATACAAAAATAGAATGTGATACTAAAAATACGGAAACTGTGTTGATAAACTCCAATTTCAACTGTGGTTTTTACATAAATCGCGAAGTTTTATTTGAAGTTTTAAATACAAAATATCACATTCAATCTATCTACGACCCATGTTCTTATCCTGGAATACAATGCAAATTTTATTACAATCCAGATATTGGAGTACAAACAGGGAGTCAAATTTCAAAGGAAAATAAAGATTTATACAAACATGTAAGTGAAGTCTCATTTATGATTTTTAGAACCGGTAGTGTGCTAATTGTAGGAAAATGCGATGAAAACATATTGATGTCTATTTATGAATTTTTAAAAAATTTGCTAGTTAAAGAGTTTAATGTTATAAGTCAAAAATTTCACTACGACATTAATTCTGTAACAGAAAAAAACAATGAAAAAATAAAAAAACGTAAAATCATGAAAAAAACGATTTTAGTGTCAAATTCGTGAATTCGTGAATTCGTGAATTCGTGAATCGTTCAAAAAAATAAATAAAAATCAAATAATAATTTAAAGAGTTTTTTTATTTATATTTATAATTATAAATATAAAACAATGTCAGAGCAAAATAATTCTACTACCGTTGTCACTACTGGTGGCAAATCCGCATCCGCTACCGCATCCAACTATTCATTACCTTCTGATGTAACATTAAAACACGCATCCAAATTAGCAATAGTAGAAGATAAACCAATTATGTTAGATTATTGGACAGCTAGTTTAGACAAAAAGGCACTAATTGGAGTAAGAGAAACTGGAGAGAAATTACTTGTTAAAAGTGAAGATGAATATACCAGTCCAATTGCAAAGTTTTATAAAAGTAACACTGAATATATTATTATTACAGAAAACTCTATCTATTTAGTATCATCAGAAATTCCTACTAGAAAAATATCGTAAATGGTTGTAAAGTAAATTTTTTTTGAAACACATGAAGAGATAAAATATTATACAAACATATAATATTCTATAAACATATTATATAAACATCATAATATAAAATGAGTTTCTGGTATTTCGATTATGGATTTTTATATAAAAACAAAGGTCCTGGCGGTTGCAGAAAAAATCCGTCCTATGGTTTGATTACTGGATTACCAGCTAATGTTAATAATAAATTTGTTTCTGGTGCAGGTGTTGGTGCAATGAATCGTTCTGTCTATAGAGCAAAAAAAAGACACGCTACAGTTTGCACTGACACACAAAAATGTGGTACATTTGTTATGAATTTAGGTCAGCATCCTAGTAGATATCAAATGCAGGTTGCTGATGAGTATCCAAATATTACTGTACAACAGTTTTTATTGGCAAAACAAAAAGCCAGTCAACCTGGTGCGTCAAAACAAACTATCGATGAATATAAAGCATTTGCTACCTTGTTGTTGAATAATTATAGTTAGACTAGTCAGTCCGACCTTTTTGTGCTTACCATATTTTTAAATTTACAATTTATATATTTTTTGTATATGTATTATGATGTATATACAAAAATAATAATTATATTCCCGTTTTTCAGTCTCATCAAAAAAAACAACAATAAATTTCGCAAAACTTTTTTGGGAAAATGAAAATTGGACATTTTTTTGTCCATTTTTATATTTTACAGAAAAGTTTTGAAAATAAAATAAAAAAAACACGGTGTGACGATAAAGCTCACAATACAAAAAAAATAATTTCAAAAACGTTACGACAAATTTTTTTGAAAATAGACTCTATAGAATTCGTTCAGCTTTAGATGTAATTTTGTAAACAATATATATATACAAATGTTTACAAATCAAGATGAAAATACATCCAAAAATTTTGAGTGTAAAAAGTGTGACTTTATATGTAGCAAGAAAGGTGATTGGTCTAGACATATAAAGTCACTCAAGCATATCAAAATGTTTACAAATGATGACATTTTTACATCAAATGTTGACAAATATTACACCGATTACATCAAATTACATCAATGCATTTGTGGTAAAGAATTTAAATCAAGACAAAGTTTATATATGCATAAAAAGAGACATGATTGTGAAAATAAATTAAATATCCAAACAGCTGATTTAAACGATAAGGAGCTCATAACATATTTAATGAAAGAAAACAGTGAATTCAAAAGCATGTTATTGGAGCAGAATAAAATGATGATGAATATAGTTCAAAATAGCCATTCTTCTATATCGAATACAATTAATCAAACCAACCAAACCAACCAAACCAATCAAACCAACCAAACAAACAGTCATAATAAAACGTTCAATTTACAGTTCTTTCTCAATGAAACATGCAAAGATGCAATGAATATATCCGAGTTTATCGATAATATTTCTCTCCAATTAGCGGATTTGGAGAATATGGGACAGATAGGTTATATAGAAGGAATATCGAATATTATAATAAAAAACCTGAGAGCCTTGGATGTAGAGAAACGTCCAATGCATTGTAGTGATATAAAGAGAGAAATCATGTATGTAAAAGACCAAGATAAGTGGGAAAAAGAAGAATCTGATAAAAAGAAAATAAAACAGGTTATTAGTGCAATCGCTCATAAAAATCGGAATTTATTGCCTGAATATCAAAAAAAGTATCCTGAGTGTATGAATCCCGATTCAAAACGATCCGATGAATACAATCATCTTATTATGGAGTCATTGGGTATTGGCAATGGCACAGAGAATACAAAGTCAAAAATAATTAGGAAAATAGCAAAAGAAGTGGTTATTGAAAAAGATTGATTGAAATGCCCGAACCCTAACACTACCCGAACCCTAACTAACAAACCATGTTCTATGGACTATCCAGATAGATAGATAGGCATGAATGCATATATAGCTACGTTTATAATTTTGGTATGATATTCGTATAATATACCCATAGTAATATTCCAACAATACATTTTGAAAAGCAATCTAATAAATTCAATGCTATATTTTTGTATTCATCACTTAATAAATAAACTAACCCATAAAACGACCATGTAACAACATAGATAACGAACAAATAATATTTCGAAAATCCTTTATCAATTACCGTGTAATTTTTAAATATTATATAAAACATTATGAAAAAAGGAATAAACCCACCAATACATGCAAGTGATCTATTTATTACACGTATTTCACCTAAATAGCCAACGTATAACATGACATAGTTTAAAAATACAATTAATAAAATAATAGTTAAATGTATAATTTTTTTGGATTCTTTTGCTAGAACCAAACATAAACTCAACAACATGATAGGGGTTGTAATCGACCAATCCAAGTAACGAATTTTTGTTATTGCGTCCCAATCAAATGGCACGTTTCTCTTTTTGTAATCATCAATCATAACGATAAATACTGAATAAAAATAACCGCCTACCAAAGAAACCGCTGTTTCTAAATTGAAAATATGTCGAATTAAAGGATTTTGTGTTCGCATAGATTCAATAAAGGTAATTAATGAAGTAGTTAGTAAAAGAACATAGGTAAGAGTAAACGACATTTTAACAGCATCCAATTTTCCATCTTTTGTTAGATCAGTGGTTTTTGTGCTATTTTTATTACTATGTTTTTGTTTTTCGCGATTTTGTTTGACGTGATTTTTGTTACTGATACTATCAGAAGAATAATACTGATTGAGATCCTGTTGTTCACTAGACTTTACATATAATGACATCAAATATATACTATATAAATACTATATATTTTTACACATAAAAAATTTACAAAATGTCTCGCAACTCGTTAATTTTATCAATCGATAAACTAGTTGGAAATTCGATAATAAAATGAATTATCAAATTGCCCCTCTTCCCGTTTCTCTCCAAACCCATACCAGGAATTGTCTTTTTATAATTGGGTGTAATGATATTCCCTGGTGTGTTGTTAATGGTATAATTTTTATCATTGATATATTTTATTTCAAAACTGAATCCACATAGGGCCTCCTTAAGTGAAATGGGTTTTTCTAATAATAGATCAATACCATATCGTTGAAATTGAGTATTATTTTCAACATTGACATAAATTTTAACATCACCCTTACATTGATCATTTACAATGTTTCCTTTACCTTCTAGTACGATTATCTCTCCAGAATCGATTCCTTTTTCAATAGTAACGTATATTGTTTCTTTTTCAAATACTTTATGCTCATTCTCGGTAATCCATCTTTCAATATCAACAGGAATACTTGCGCCTGTCAGAACCTGATTCATATTGATTGTAACATTTTTGGTAATAGGTGTAGGTTTTTGAAAACGATTTACATTAATCGGAACACCATTTCTAAATATTTGAATATTCGGCATTCCTTGACCCATATTCATCTGCATAGCACCTGGGAAACCCATTCCCATTCCCATTCCCATACCCATGGGTCCTCCAAAAAATTTATTAATAATTTCGTCGATGTTGTCAAATGATTCATGATGTGTTGCAAAACCAGGACCTCCCATTCCTCCCATTCCACCCATTCCTCCCATCCCATTCATCATATTGGCGAATGGATTCTTCCTCATCATATCATATTCCTTTCGCTTCGATGAATCACCCAAAACTTCATATGCTTCATTTATTTTATGAAACATTCCTATGGTTTCATTGCTTCCTTGATTCTTATCAGGATGGTATTTGAGAGAAAGCTTTCTAAATGCTTGTTTTATTTCACTCTCACTTGCATTTTCGTTGATACCCAACGTTTCGTAATGATTCTCTTGTGGCATCTTGATATAATAGCGTATGTTATGTTTATGAAAGATTCTTGAATATAATTAATATTTAAATATATAAATTTAAATGATTTTTATGTTTAATATTATAAGCAACTAAATATAAAACCACCAATAATGGATAATAATTTATTTATAAATAAGTTCCAACCAGTGTACTTAGATGATTTTGAGATGAGTAAAACGATGAAGACAATGTTTCATGATCTAATAAAGATAGATAAATTGAATTTATTGTTAATTGGTGGCATGGGTTCGGGTAAAACAGCAATATTAAATTCATTGATAAGAGAATATTATAAAGACTACGATTACAACCAATACAACGATAATGTATTGTATTTGAATAGTTTAAAGGAGCAAGGTATAAATTATTATCGAACCGATGTTAAAATATTTTGTCAAACGTCATCTATTATAAAAAACAAAAAGAAGATTGTCATATTTGATGATTTGGATCTAATTAACGAACAATGTCAACAAATATTTCGAAATTCGATCGATAAATATAGTCATAATGTTCATTTTATTGCTTCTTGTTGTAATATGCAAAAAGTAATAGAAAGCATTCAATCACGGTTTATAATAGTAAAAATTAAACAATTAGAACGTGAAAATCTCATAAAAATAATAGAAAAAATAAAGAAAACAGAAAACATATTGATTTCAGAAGATGCAGAAGAATTTGTTTTAAATGTATCAAACAATACTGTAAAAATTCTAATTAATTACATGGAGAAGTTCAAACTATACAATAAATATATAACATTGGATTTGGCTATGCAAATGTGTACAAACATAAGTTTTATTACATTTGATGATTATATAGTATGTTTAAAAAATAATCAGTTACACGATGCAATTCAAATATTGTATTCTATTTATGACAAGGGATATTCCATTATGGATATTTTGGACAATTTTTTTCTATACATTAAAATTACTCATCTGATAAATGAATATGAAAAATACATGATTATTCCATATATATGTAAATATATCACTATTTTCCATAATATTCACGAAGAAGAAATAGAATTGGTTCTTTTTACAAATAATATATTGAGTATGTTTCATCCACAAAACAAGAATATTGAGTAAAATCACATGATATTATTTTTGTGAATTATACAATATTTTATATGTATAATAACTAATGAATGATGAAATTAGTGAAATAGGTATCGTATTACACGATTGTTTAGATATTTGATTACACCGACCGGAAAGAAAAATGAGACAAACTTTCTATAAAAAATAAAATCTCAAATCCCTTTTTGGTAATGTAAATGCACCCTATCCATTTTCTGTTAAAGAAAATCTTGGGCTTGTCTCACATTTCACGGCTTTTAGCGGTTGGAGAC